AGTATACGAGGCAAACACGCCTACACTCTTTTGCCCAGCCGATTGAATCCAATAATAACGCTGACACTTTGCGAGCGTTTGCTGAATGGGTTCGCGCTCGAGGATCGTAGCCGTCGTGTTCTGCTCAAGCTGGACGCCCCAAATATCTAGCTGGCCTGTCTTATTGCCGGCATCGAACTGGAGCTCTAGGTAGTGCGTGTCGGTTGTCGAGCCGAGGGTTTTCCCGGTGATTGATGGCACGGCGACGGTGAAGGTTTTACGTACCCAGCTGGCGGTCGGCGTGTACGTGCCGACGGCTGTCGTGACGGTTGCGGATGGGCTGCCGCCGGTTCCAAAGTTTTGGAGCAGGTTCAGCGTGACGGCGCCCGTCAGCGTGCCTTTGACGAGGCAGGAGATGCTGACCGTCTCGCCCGCGAAGGTGCGGACGTCCTCGATGCGCTGCCCGATGGTCTGCGCCGTCGCCGACCCTAGGACCGTGATGTCCATCCGGAGAAACTGCTTAGCCTGCATGCCGCCGATCAGCGTACCGAGCGCGTTAGATTGCTGCGAGACGCTGCGCGTGCCGCCCGCGCCGGTCTGCGTGTAGACCCAGCGGTCTGCCGTGTACGTGCCCGTGGCGATTGCGGCGAATGATGTTCCGCGCTGCCACACATCGAATAGCCCGTTGATGATGCGGTTGCGGTTCGGCAGGTTGTCGAGGTATCCGGCGAACGCTGCGGCCGTGGTCGGGTAGTCGACGAGCTGGTCGGCGGCGGCCGGGTAGGGGTAGCTGGCTTGTGTGGTGTAGCTCGTCATGCTGCGATGTCTCCTAGGGTGTATGCGTCCTGCCACTGCGCTGCGGCCCTTACAGTGTTCCACCGGTAGGCCGCCGTCGATGGGATCGCGGACCATTTGAGGGCGAGGCCGGATAGGGCCGCGTCGGAGAGGTACACGATGGTGCGCTGCTCGCCTCGTGTGCAGCGTTGCGCGAATCCCTCGACGCAGCCGCTGTACGTTGTCGACGGGCTGCCCGTCGGCAGCGCGGCGACGTTGTAGACCTGCCCGACGACGAGGACGACCTCGGGCGAGTCCTGCAGGATCGTGATTTCGTCAATCGTCCAGCGCGGTTTTCGCGAGCGGCCGATGATCTGCGTCGCTGCCCTGGTCGCGTCGGTGACGCTGACGAAATGCGTCGCGAGCGTCGCCGAGCGGACCCCGAACGATGCCTGGCTGGTCGTGTTGTCGACGGTGACGGTCTGCGTCGCACTGTTATACGTCGCCTTCATCTGGTTGACGATCTGGACGCTCTGGCCAAACACGGGGGCAAAGAGTACGCCGCTCGACGTTGACGCCGTGACGATGCCCGCCGTCGCGCGCCAGCTCACTGACTGGATAACAATCTTTCCGTCGACGTCGTCATACACGAACGCGGACAGGCCCGGCGTGACGTCTCCGATAGCGTCGAGCGCCGTCGTCACGGATGCCGGACGTAGGTCCGTCACGATGGCGAGATCGGCGGCGGATAGTTGCAGCGTGTAGTCGGCGAGCACGTAGCCCGCGTCGGAGAAGATGCGCGCTAGGCGTAGCGCGACGGTTTCGGCTGGGTATTCGGTCGCGCCGACGAGGCGAAGGCCGAGCAGCGCGCTAGAGCTTACGGCCGTGATGGTGACGGTGTTGCCGCTGGTGGCGTCGTCGACGCGCAGCTGCACGTCCGTGATTGTGCCGGTAAAATGATTGACGCTAATCGTTGATTTGATGACGAGCGATAGGCCTACGATGGCTTTGTAGACGCTGACGTCTCGCGTGTAGATCGTGATGCGCGCCGAGCTTGTCGCCGTCGACGTGTAGAAGTCGCTGCGGCCGTGCGTGATCTCGATTTCGCTTGATACGGTCGCGTTAGTGACGGCGACGCCACCAATAGAGACGCTGTAGATGCTCACGGCGTCACGAGCCCGTATCGGCGGTCGTACTTTGCGAGCACGTCGACTATCGCCCTGGCGGTCGCGTCCGAATCAATCGGGCCGTTGATGGTGACGTTGACGACGGTGCCGCCGCCGCCCATGCTCGAGGCGGCCGACGTGACGCCGAACCCGCCGACGCTCGTCGCCCAACTCGGCAGAGATGGGAAGCGTAGATTCTTCAGGAACTCGATAACGCGGCTGACGGCGTCGCCGACCCTGTTGAACGCAGCCGTCACCGGGTCGAGGACGGTGCGGATGCCGAGGGAGATCGCAGCGTACGCGATCGGCGTGACGCGGATGAGCTCGCGGATCGCGGCGACCTCCTCCGTCACGGCAAACGCTGCGAGATTGAAAGCTATTCGCAGACCGTCAACTATTCGCGTAAATATCTGCGTTTTTTCTTGAATCGCTGCGACTCCGTCGTAGAGGAATCCTCCGGGCAGGAACTGCGTGGCGACGGCGACGGCTGCGATCTTTACGGCGTTTAGCGCGGCCTTTATGTCGTCCATGTGATCGCGCACGTATGCGAGGCCCTGCGCGCCGAGCTGGCGCAGCGCCGAGTAGAGCTGATCCACGATCACGCGGAAGTCTGCGCTGTTGCGATAGAGCAGGATCAGCCCGGCGACGAACGCGGCGATGCCGATGACGATCAGCGCGATGGGATTCCCGGCGACCACGAGGTTGAAGACGGCGACGGCTGCGGTGGCGAGTACCTGGGCGATCTTGAAGGCTGCGAGTAGCCCAGTCCATGCTGAGATAGCAGCGTTGAGCGCGATGATGGCGGCGGCAATGCTGGCGACGGCGACGACGGCAATCTCGATTGTTTTAGTGTTCGCGCTGACGTATGTCGCGATCTGATTCAGCTTGGGGGCGAGCTGGTTCAAGATAGGCAAGAGGCTGGCGCCTAGCGTCTCTTTCAACTCGTCGACCTGTAGGTTGAATATCTTGAACTGGCCTGCCGAGGTTCCGGCGGCCTCGGCTGCGGCGCCGCCGGTGACGCGCGCCAGCTCGGCGTTGATGCGTGTCAGGTCGCCCGACTTGATGGCGGCCTCGTTCAGGCCTGGCATCAACTTGGCCAGCGCGCCGCCACTGCCAGCGTACGCTTTCGCCAGCGCCTTCGATACGGCCTCGAGGCTCTTACCACTGGCGGCCGACACGTCGACGGCGACGGTGAGGCCGGTCTGCGCCTCTGACAGGTCGCCGGTCGCGGTCGCGAGCTTTGCGAGGGCCGGGCGCAGCTCGTCATCGGCGACGCCCGTCGCTAGAGATAGCTTGGAGATGTAATCCTCGGCGCTCGAGATCGCGGCGTCTGTCGCCTTCGTGACGCGGTGCAGCTGCCCGGCGAGCTTGACCTGAGCGGCCTCGTCCTCGGCTGCGGCCTTCGCGCAGTCAATCGCGGCGCCCGCGAGCGCGATCAGGGCAAGCGCGGCAGGCACGGCGGCCTTCCGCGTGATGTTGCTGGCCTTTTTGCTGGCCGACATTTGCTTGCCGAGCGCGCCCGTTACCTTATTGATCTCGCCGACAGCCTGACCAGCATTAGCGCCGATCTTGATGAGAACTTCGCCAGCCACTAGAGCACGCCCGCATCGTCGAGGATTTGTAGGACGGCTTGCTGGTAGTTGCCGATTGCCTGCGAGCTCGTCGAGAAGTCTTTCACGGTCGGCTTGATCCAATAGCCGGACTCGTTGCGCGCGGCGAACCGGCCGTGATAGTCGCCGTTCTCGGAGCCGAATAGGAGCGCGGCGGCGGACGCGCGGACGGTGCCGCGGCCCTTCCGACTCTTGTACGCGCGGCCGACCTTTTTGCTGCCGCCAATGGCGACAACGGGGAAGCGGTCAGACTTGACTTTGATGCTGCGCGCAACGAGCTGCGTTTGTGGTGCGGGCGCGCCGTACGCGGTCAGGCGCAGCCGCTGCGCCAAGTCATTGGCGCACTCTTTCGCAGCCTCGCGTAGCCGCACGTTCGACGCTTTTCGCAGCTCGGCGTCAGCCTTTTTCAAGTTGTCAAATAAGACCTGGACGTTGGAGTCGTCAACGTGGATTTCGGAGCCTTGAGGTTTACGCGTTCTAGCCACGCTTCGCGCGCTCCTCGAGGATGCGGACCAGCGTCGATAGATCGGCTGCGTCCTCTCGCCAGAGGACGCTGGGCGCGATCCCCGTCTCAATGGCGAGGAGTCCGATCATTCGGCCGACTGATCCGCTCGGGTAGGGTCCGCATCGTTAGCCACGAGGTCGACGTCAGCGACCTTTTTCCGCCACGTGTCGAAACCCACGTCTTTGCCGAGGTCGAGAGCTGCGTACGCGACGTACAGCGTCCATGTCATCGGGGATTTTTGCGCGTCCGTCTCAATCTTTCGAGTCTGCGCGTACGTCTCCCATTGGGCGAGTACGTTGATGCCTGCGGCGAAGTCGACGCGCGTTTCGTCGTTGTAGGTGACGGTCCCGCTGACGCGGATCATCAGTCGAGGACGCGCGTCGGATCGCCGGTCAGCGGGAACTCGAACGCGACGCTTGACTGGGCCATGACGTCGCCGCCGATCTCAATCGGCCGGACCTGGCACGTGCCGGTCCAGTAGATGCCGTCGGCTGTCGCGGGGTAGAACTTGAAATCGGTCTGTGTGCCCGAGTTATCGCTGGCCCAGTTGACGAAACCGCCGTCGTCGCCCCAGTCGCTGATCGTGTTTCCGCCGATTGTCCAGGTGACGGTCATCTCGGCGGCTGGCGTGGTGTCGGCGAGCGTTGGCGTGCCGTCCGTCTCGTTGACGGTCGGCATGAGGGTGCAGCTGGCGACCTGAATCGAGAAGTCGTCCGCGTAGGTCGGCGAGGTGCCGAATGCGAGGGTGCCTGGTCCTAGGCGAGAGTCGACGGGTGGCATGGTTATGTCCTTTCGATGGTGACGGTGACGTTGAGGAGAATGGCGGGCAGGGGTTCGGCGTTCGGGCCGCCCTGCCACGTGGTAGGCGAGTAGGTGGCGGTCTGGAGCGCGTCGGCTGCGTCATCCGCAGCCGCGTACAGCAAACCGAGGATCTGCGGCGATGGTGGATCACTGGAGACGACGTGGACGGGGACGTTTAGCGTTCGCGTCTGCAGTCCGCCGCCGGTGACGCTCGGCATCCCGACGAGGACGCCGATAGGCGCGGGATAAAATGCGCCGTTGTCGCGCGTCGCGGGTAGGCCCGCGTCGACGAGCTGGTCGACGACGGCGTCGAGCGCGTCGGGGATAGTCACGCCGTTACCGGCCTACGCAGCCCGATGAGGCGGTAGATGTCGCCGATGCGCGTCCCGAGGACGTCGCCCTGCATGTCTGCGCCGTCGCCGAACCCGGCAAAGCCCGTCGGTGCCGAGCGTGCTTGGTAGAGCATCGCGGCCCAAAGGATCGTGCCGTAAATGACGCCGGCCGGAATCTCGACATCGCCCGAGAAGTCGAGGTCTTGGCGTAGCAGCTCGACCTCGGCGCGGCGCGCGTCGGTGCAGTTGGTCAGGCGCGCGTCGACCTCGATGTCAAGTTGCGCTGCTACGTCTTCGGGTTCGATCCAGCTCATGGGATTGCTTTCTATGGGTGGGCGCGCCGCGGTGTGCGGCGC